GACACATACTCATAGAGGGGTCATAAGCAAGACACAGGATAAATATATAATAACAGGTTGGTTTAACTATGTCAAATGAAAATTATTTAGGTAATCCTAATTTATTTAAAGCACATACAAAAAAAGAATACACCGAGCATGAGATTAGAGAGATTGCAAAGTGTATGGATGATCCTATATACTTTATTAAAACATACATTAAGATTGTAAACATTGATGAAGGTCTAGTACCTTTTGATATGTATAAGTTTCAGGAAAAAATGGTGCAAACATTCCATGATAACAGATTTTCAATCTGTAAACTTCCTAGACAATCTGGTAAATCAACTACAATCATAGCATACTTACTACATCAAGTTATCTTTAATGATAATATAAATGTTGCAATACTTGCCAATAAATCTACAACTGCAAGAGACCTATTAGGTAGATTACAACTTGCATATGAAAATTTACCTACATTTTTACAACAAGGTGTTTTAAAC